AATATGGCTTTACTTAATGGTAAACCAATTCAAGTATTTGAAGATCAAGATCATCAAGCTCATATACAAGTACATTCACAATTTATTAATGATCCTAGATTTGGTGGAAACCCTGAAGCTAAAGAAAGACTTTATCCAGCAATGTTAGCTCACATAGGTCAACACATGGCATTTTTATATCAACAACAAATGCAAGCTCAAGTACCACCGGGTAATCCTATTTCTTCAGGTGATTTTAACAGAGAATTTGATGATGAACCATCAAAAGAAATAAGTATAGAAGAAGAAAATAGAATAGCAGCAACAGCAGCACAAGCAGCACAACAATTAATGGGTAGTATGCCACCTTCTCCCGAAGAACAAAAACAACAAGCTGAACAACAAAAAGATCAAGCTCAACTTGCATTAAAAGGTGAAGAACTAAATATAAGAAAAGCTAGATTTATGCAAGGTGTTAAAGAAAGTGAAAAACAAAACGCAAGAAAAGATGCTGAATCAAAAGCGAAGATAGTAGAAATTGCAAGTAAAGTTGCAAGAGAAGAAAAGAAAAGAGATTAAGTATATGGCAACTGGAAGAATGACTAAAAAAGTTTTAGATCATATATCTAATATAAATAAAGAAGCTAAACAAATGCAATTAGCTAAAAATTTAAAAAAAGAAGTTAATACTGGTGCTAATGGAACACAATCTTATGTTATTAAAAAAGGTATTAATAAAAATAAACTAGCAACGAAAGATATAAATGGCAGTTAGTGGTGAAGAAATTAGACAAGCTAAAAAGTTTTTAGAAAATAAAAACGTATCTATTAAAAAAGTTAAACCAAGATTATTTGCTCAAGCTTCAGATGATTTAGGTCATACTTTTGATCAATTATATATTAAATTAAAGAAAGATGTAAATGGAACGCCTGATACAAGCGATAAAGAAAAAGATTAAAGACCATAAACAAGATTTATCACAAAATTTATTAAATAAAGGTGTAGAAAATATATCTGAATTCAAACGTATCTATGGATATGGTCAAGGTTTAGATAAAGCTTTTGAAATAATAAATGAAACAATTGAAAAATATAAACAAGGAGATATTGACGATGAATAGTAATGAAGCTTGGGCTACAGATAATGATGTACCAACACCTGATAAAGTTCCACAACCTGTAGGTTATAGAATTTTATTAAGACCTCAAGGTGTAGTAGAAAAAACTAAAGGTGGAATAATATTAACGGATTCTAACAAAGATAATCAAACATATTTAAATAGTGTAGGTCAAATAATAGCTATGGGTGATGAATGTTATAGTGATAGAAAAAAACCTTGGTGTAAAGTAGGAGATTGGGTTATTTTTGGTAGATATGCAGGAGCAAGAGTTTCTGTACAAAATGTAAAAATGGTGTTATTAAATGATGATGAGATTATTGCAACTCTGGAAAGTCCAGATATTGTAACTCAACAACTATAATATACATTAACAAAAGTTAATGCCAACATAGGAGAAACTATGATCGAAGAAAAAGAAAACAAGAATGAAGAATTAGAAGTTGTGCTTGAAGAAGCAGAAAAGGAAAAGGAAGTAAGCGTAACTCCTAATCCTTTAGATGATTTAGTTCAAGAAGAACCTTCTAAAGAAAAAGAAATAGATAAAACTTACGAAAATGAACGAGAAATTAAATTAGAAGAAAAAAAAGTTCCTGAATATTCAGAAGATATGCCTTATTCTGTTAAAGTTCGTAAGAGAATTCAAAAAGAAGTAGCTAAAAGAGCAGAAGCTGAACAAAAATTAGTAGAAATGGAAGAAAGAATGTCTAAAATGGAAAAAAAAACATATGATATTGCTAATAAATCTTTAAGTAATCAACTTTCAAATGTTTCTAATGAATTAAAATCAGCAATAGAAGAAGGTAATACAGACAAACAAGTTAAACTGTACGAAAATATGGCAGAAATTCGTAGTCAAATGACTAAAACCGAAGATTATGCTGCACAAGTACCTAAAACTACAGAAAAAACTGCAAAAAAAGCTCCGCCTTTAGCCACAGAATGGGTTAAAGAAAATTCAACATGGTTTAATAAACCAGGTTATAGAAAAGAAACTGCTGTAGCTTATGGAATTGATGCTGAATTAACAGAAGAAGGTTGGGACGTGCATGACCCGGGATATTATGATGAGATGACTAAAAGATTAAAATTAAGTGGTCTTTCTTATTTTAATAAATCAGAAGAAAACACTTCCAAATCGGAACAAAATGTAGTACAAAAAAACAATAGAGTGCAATCTCCTGTTGCTGGAGTTTCTCGTAAAAAAGGAACATCAAGCAATAGAGTTAAGCTCACTAGTGATGACCTTGCCACTGCTAAAAACTTTGGAATAGATATTACAGATGAAGCGGCACTAAAACGATTTGCTAAAGAAGTAAAAAGCTTTAGCGATACAGGACAATAGAAAGGAGCCTGACATTATGAATAAAGATAATAAAATAAATAACGAAACTAGAGTAGAGAAATCTAAACTAGCTTCAAAATGGCGACCGAGTAACTTATTAGAAGCGCCTGAACCAAGACCTGGTTATGCTCAACGTTGGGTAGCAACAATGGTATTGGGACAGGAGACACCTACGAATGTAGCTAAACGGTTGAGAGAAGGTTGGGCACCTAGAGATGTTAAAACTATCAAAGATGGCCAACATTTTCCAACGATAGAACATGGCAAATTTGCTGGGCATATTGGAATAGAAGGAATGGTACTTTGTGAAATGCCGCAAGAAATGTTAGATCAAAGAAATGACTACTATGCGCAAATGACAGAGAACTTGATGAGATCAGTCGAAAACGACATGAACAAAGTCGAATCACCAGGCCAACCTATCCAAAGGACTTTTAAAACTACAGTTAGTTCGGAAGGCAGTTAACAACTAACAAAGGTAAATAAAAATGGCAAATGTAAATGCACCAAATGGTTTCGTACCATTAAGACATTTAACAGGCGGTGTTATTAGAGCCAACGAGTATGCAATTGCAAATAGCTATGCAGCTAATCTTGCAAGTGGAGACCTCGTTACTTTGGCAGCCAATGGAACAGTTGTAAGAGGCACGGCGGGCGGAACAGCTCTCGGTGTTTTTTATGGTGTTGAATACATTGATAATAATACTGGTGATGTTAAATTCTCTAAAGTTTGGAACACAGGTACAACAGCTAAGGCTAATGAGCCTATTAAAGCTTACGTGTACGATGATCCAAATATCACTTATGCGGTTCAAGTCAACGGAACTTTTGTTTCTACAGCAGTAGGTGCTTTAGCAAATGTAACACTTGGCACGTTTAATTCAACTTATGGACATTCAACTGATGAATTAGATTTCGCAACTTTAGCAACTACTGCTAAAACGTTGAGAATTTTAAGATTAATTGATATGCCAAATAATGCAGTAGGCGCTGACGCTGATGTAGAAGTAGTAATCAATCTATCTCTATATGGTACTCAGAACGCTGGTGTATAACCTTAACAATAGGAGTTAAAAAATGGCTTTAAACAGAGCACTTTTTACCAAACAGCTCAATCTAGGTTTAAACACCGTGTTTGGTATGGAATATGATAGATATCCTGAACAATGGAGATCATTATATTCTACAGAGCAATCAATGAAAGCATTCGAAGAAGATGTACAAATGATCGGATTCGGTGCTGCACCAACTAAAGCTGAAGGTGCCATGATCAGTTATGATTCTGGCAGAGAAGGCTTTGTCTCAAGATATGTACATGAAACTGTCGCTTTAGCTTTTGCTATTACAGAAGAAGCTGAAGAAGATGGCTTGTATGGTTCTCTAGGCGCTAAATACGCAAGAGCACTTGCAAGATCAATGCAACATACTAAAGAGATCAAAGGTGCAAACATCTTTAATAATGCAACTACTACATCGGTAGGTGGTGATGGCCAAGCTTTAATGAATGGCTCACACCCACTAGGTGGTGGCGGTACTGCTTCTAACATTTTAGCAACACCTGCGGATTTATCTGAAACGTCTTTAGAGACACTTTTAGTTCAAATTTCGCAAGCTGTAGATGACAGAAGTATACCAATTGCATTATCTGGAAGAAAACTTGCAGTTCCTCCTGGATTGATTTTTATCGCAGAAAGAATTATCAAGTCTAATTTAAGACCTGGTACTGCTGATAATGATATCAATGCAATGAGAAATATGGGTATGATCCCTGAAGGAGTAGTAGTCAATCAAAGATTTACTAATCCAGATCAATACTTCATATTAACTGATTGTCCAGATGGAATGAAGCACTTCGTTAGATCACCAATCAAAAAAGCTGTTGAAGGCGATTTTGAATCTGGTAATTTAAGATACAAATGCAGAGAAAGATACAGCTTCGGTTTTACAGACTGGAGAGGTGTATACGGATCTGAAGGCGTAGCATAATAACTAATTAATACTAGGCGTAGCAATACGCCTAGTATTTTTAATAACCCAAACGACTGCGAAAGCAGACTATTAAAAGGAGATAGACATATGGGAACAACAACATTTTCCGGACCGATAAAAGCGGGAACGGTTAGTCAAACAACTGGCACAAAATTAGGCGAAAGTATTAAAAATACTGGTTTCGTTACTATGAGCCAATCAGTAAAAGTTGATATCATTGGAGCTTCACATCTTAATCAAGTATGTGCGGTAGTTCCAGCAAACTCACAAATAGTTGATGTTATACTTAATGTAACAACTGTAAATAATGACGGTGGTACAGCTACTATTTCAGTAGGAACAATAGCTGATGCAGATGCATTTATAAATGGAGCTAATGTTAAAGCTCTAGCAACTACTCACGGTACTTTAGATACAGAAGCAACTAATGTAGGTACAACTGACTTACAAATTTTAGCTGACTTTACTGGTGCTAATGGTGACGGTACAACTGGCGCAGCAACAGTTACTGTTTTGTATTTACAAAACAATGGTGTTCAAGACGCAGCAGATTTATAATAATAAACTAGGGGGCCTTCGGGCCCTCAAAAAATTATGTTTGAAAAATTATCTGAAATAGGCGAAGCTTTTAAAAACTTTGGTAAAGATAAAGAAACTGAAATAGTAGATATGTCTAATACTACTATTGAAGATGATCGATCTACTGAAGATTCAGTTACAAAAGCGATAGATATTAGAGAAAAGAAAAAAAATGAAGAAGCAAATAAAGATAGTGATGAAAAAATAGATTTAGAAGTAAGTACGACTAAAAAAGATGAAGAAAAAAAAGGCGAAGATACACTAGAAAAAAAATTAAAAAACATTGAAAAAGTTATTGATACTTTTAGTGGTAGTGGAGGAGAACAACTTCAAGTACCTAAAAATAATTTAGATGTTAAAGCTTCTGACAATATTAATGTAAAACCTGTAGACATGGGATCAATTCAAGCAAAAGAGTTAATAACTGAATACCTAAAACCTTCTGTTAATTCAGATAGAGTTGGGTTATTATATGAAAACTTACGAAAATTAAATTTAATATAGGAGAAAAAAATGGCAGGATCGGATCTTAATGTAGCTTTTACTTCTACTACTGGAGGTACACAAACATTATTTGGTGGACCTACTAGATTAAAAGCTTTTATAATTACACCAACAGCTAGTGCAGGCACAGTAGTTTTTAAAGATGGTGGTGTAAATAAATTTACAGTGCCTACAGCTGCAAGTGTATCATCGGGACCAGTTACTATTAATTTACCAAGTGACGGTGTAAGATTTGGTACATCT